AAAATAAAGGGGCATAGTAGAGAGGAGATTAAACATGTTTCGTAATATATTACAAAAGCACAATAAGTCGCTTTGCTATGCCCTTTTAACATTAATATTAATATCTAATTTTATTTATTTACCAACAGCAGCTGCTTCTGATGTAACTTATGGCTCTGCAACAACTCCTGCAATAAATCTTTTCAAAGATTTACCAACAGGAGAAAATAATACTTCTTTTATACCCGAACAACTTAACCCAACAAAAGATGTATCATATAAAAGATGTTTAACAGATAATATTTGCACTCTTGGTGAGTTTTTTAGTAATGTTTGGAATAAAGGACAAAATATTATTTATAAAATATTCAATCCAAATCCTGACCTTAATGTTGAAAGTGGAGTAAGTTTTTTACAGAAACCTTATACAAATCCCAATAATTCAAATCAAGTTTTACATAGTATAAAAGTTCCTAATACATTCCCTAATAATAACGGAACAATACCTTATAATTTATATAGTTGCGAAGTTCATGCTAATAATGGAGTTCCTGAAATAGGAACATGTAACGGTCATACTTGGGTAGAGGGTGTTACACAATTACCAAACGCACCTTATAAATTCGTAACTACAAAAACACCCTCTCTTATTGGTATAATAATTAAATCATGTTTTAATTTATGTGTTATTGCAGATAGTTCAACAATTGATAATAATGGAGTATTACCTCCTCAATTTGCACCTCAACCACAACCAACTTCACAACCACAACCTGAGCCTTCAAGGAGATTAAAATATACAGTTCATTGTAGAGATGCAAATACAGGTATAATTACTCAGTCAATACATTACTCTGAACCTTATTTGCATTCACAAGGTTATACAAAACCTATTAAAATTGAATGTCCTACTGGAAAAAGAATAACACAAACAAATATTTATGAAGAAAAATATATTAATAATACATGGATACCTAGCCAAGTAACAAATAACAATCAAGGTGATATAAATAATAATACAACAGGAAATATTACAAATATTTATTATCCTCAAACAGTTATATCACAAACAAATCAAGATGCAAATTGTGTAATTGGATATGATAGCTGCAAACCTGATATTGTTAAAAGTTCAAATAATGGTGCAGTAAGTTGTTTTAATAATTCACCTAATTGTCAAGATTTTCAAGCAGAAGTTGTTACAAAAATAAATAATAATACTTACAATCCTCAAACATCACAATATCAGTGTGTATATAATGGCAGAATTGTTGATATGCAACAATGTAAGCCAATTTTTAATGTTATTACAAACAATCAAACAAATATATTTAATAATACACCTAATAATCAAAAATCATTAGAAGATGCAAGAGAATGTGCTCCTGCTGGACTTCAAACATTAAATCCATTTGCATACGCTCAGACAACAGCTTGTATATTTGAAGTTTTATTTGTTCCCTCACCTGATAATATGTTTAGAGAAAATATTATTAATAGTTTTTATCAACATACTGGATTGGCAGAAACTGCTGATTTTGTTGATGGATTAAAAGACCCTGTTATTACTGCAATGAATAGTAACTCAACATATTGTCAAGGTCTTGACGTTAATATCCCATTAAATATTGTTGAAAATTGGGGTGATACACCTGATAAATATGTAACTGTATATTTATTTAGTCACTGCGACGGAATATTAAAAAACATATCTGATATATGGATGCCAATAGTTAGCGGTGCGGTATATATGAGTGGATTTGTTATTATAATTAATATGATATTAGGTGCATGGGGAATAAGATTATTCTTTAAGGGTGGCACTGGAATGGATGTTGCACCGTGATAATAGATGAATTTTTAGCATTTGTATATTCTTTAATTAATGGATTTTTTACAATGTTACCACAATATGATATGCCTGATTATACAGCACAAGCAGCTGCTTGGTGGGGAGAATTAGTATTTGATTTATACAAATTAAATGGATTTGTTCCTGTAACTGCAATATTTCAAGTATTTATTTCTTTGGTAATTACTCAGATTGTAGTTGTAACAATTAAAGTTATTAGAATTATGACATCACTAGCTACTGGTGGCGGAGGTGCTACATAATGGAATATATTATATTACCTTTAATTTTGTTTTTTATTATTAGAATAATAGTTAGAAAAACAAAAAAAACAAATATGTCAATTAAACCATATAGATATAATATACAAACAAGAAAAAGCAGACATTCATGGAGGTTAGGATTTTAATGAATACACACAACTTTTTTCATCCGTCGGACAGAATAAACCAAAGGTCAAGGTTAAAACGTCGTTCTTACCCTATACATGCATATCTTGGGACAGGAAACGGCTCTGGTAAGTCACTTATGATGATACATGACACACTTCCCTCACTTGAATTCGGTCGCCCTGTTTTATCAACTGTCCGCCTTTTAGATTATAAAAACCCACGACCATGTGAAGACCCAACTTGCACCTTTACAGGTCATCCTAACCATTTACAAGCACATCCTTTGTGGATACCATTTAAGGATTATCAGCAATTATTAGATGCAAAAGATTGTGATATATTATTTGATGAGGTTACTGGTATTGCATCATCAAGAGAATACCAATCTATGCCCATGCAAGTCGCCAATTTTCTCGTTCAATTAAGACGTCGTAATGTTGCACTTCGTTGGAGTTCTACGAATTGGGCTCGTTCAGATATAATTATAAGAGAAGTAACACAAGCTGCAACTTTATCTGTTCCATATTTTAGCAGAACAAGAAAATCAAAAAAAGGTGAGCCTCCTATTTTATGGAAAGACAGATTTATATTTTTTACTAGAACATTTGACGCTTCATTGTTAGATGATTTTGATGCACGAGGTGCTGACATGGGATTATTAAAACCTCATGCATTACAGTTATATTTTAGAAAAGGTGCTTATGCAATGTCAGCTTATGATACATTAGACCCTGTTTTATCATTAGGCTGGGCTAATGAGGCAGGTATGTGTATGTCATGCGGTGGTCGTCGTTCAATTCCAAAATGTTCCTGTTCCTCAAAACATCATATTGAACCTCCTGTCAATCATCCGCCATTGGAACGCGTCGCGACCAATGGCGGATTTAACTTGAAAGATTATATATCTAAGATTTAATATTAAACACCTGTCGTTTGTTTTTAATAACAAACTCCGTTGTTTAATATTATCCTCTCCATACGATCTAATTAAGGACATTAAAAACAACAAAAAAATATCTACTTGATATTATATAAAAAAGTAAGTGGCTAATTGGGGGATAGTGGCATATTGCAAAAGATAACGTATAATATAAAAGATTTTACAGAAAGGAAATCACATGAAAGAAATATTAAAAAGAGATAAATCATATATTGCAATAATTGCATTAACACAGTTGCTAGATTTTATAACAACTTATATAGGAATATACTATATTGGACTTACAGAAGCTAACCCATTAGCCAATATTTTTGTACAAAAAGGTGCGTTATTTTTATTCACGTTCAAAGTTCTCGCAACTTTTCTTATAATTGCTCTCTCAATGGGTCAAAAACGGCGTTATAAGGCTTATATAGCCCTTTTCAGTATAGTTATTATAAATAATACTTACCACATTATAAACATGGCTTAAATCGCCTTATATGGCTTAACCCCCATATCTTGGTAATACGCAAATAACTCTTCACCAAATTATTAGACAAAACGACAAAAGAAAGGAAAATAATAATATGGAAACTACTCTACAAAATACACAATTAAGGAGAAAGTTAAGATACAATCTAAGATATTATTTACACCAAAACAGCAACATTAAGAGAGTAAGAAATTGCGGAGCATTTTCTTTTGGCTCTCCTAATTTTAGATTGGGCGGAACTATCTCACAACCACACGCTACAGTTTCAGGTCTTGAAACATGTTCTAGCGTGTGGGCTTGTCCTGTATGCTCTGCAAAAATATCAACATATAGAAAATCAGAATTATCTCAAATAATAAATTATTGGGAAAAAGAGATGTTATTTATAACATTTACTATAAGACATAATTCATCACAATCATTAAAAGAGATCTGGGAAGCAATGTCAAAAGCATGGACTGTTTTTACAAGCGGAAAGGGATATTTATTATTAAAAGATAGTTATGAAATAGAACATTATATAAAATCAACTGAAATAACATACTCAGAAAGAAACGGGTGGCATTTACATTTACATACTGTTTTTTTTATGAATAAAAAAATTAAAAATAAAACACAATTTAAGAAAAGAATATTTACAAGGTGGAACAATGCATTATCAAAATCTAATTTTGATTGTTCTCTTCAAAATGGTGTTGATGTTGTAGATGTTTATAAGAATAGCGGTCTTGGTGCATACATGGCAAAACTCTCTGACGATGTTGCATATGAAATAAATGGAACAAATACAAAAATAGCAAAAGGTAAAAGTATGACAATGCTAACATTATTAAATAATTTAATTGAAATAAAAAAATCAAATAAAGAATATTATTTAAATGATGAATATAATAGGTTATTAAAAGTATGGCATGAATATGAAATTGTAAGCAAAGGAAAAAGACAGATAACATTTTCTAATGGATTAAAAAAGTTATCAAATATACACGATGATTATACTGATGAGGAAATTATGCAGCTGCAAATGTTGTTCGGTCAATTAGCATTTTTAACAACTGCAAAAGATTATTATGATATGTATAATAAAAGATTAATACCAGGTATATTATCATCAATAGAGAATAATGGCATTTTATATACTGCTACGGAACTATTAAAATTGGGTTATGATGTTTTTGATGTAAATCTAGAACTATCATTGCCTGAAAACATAGAAGAGTATAAAGAAAGGATACAACAACTATGACAGATAAAGAGGAGATACTTTTAAGAGTATTTGATAAAATAGCAGAGAATATTTTCTCAATTCAAAATTACTCATTAACTGATGATGAAATTGAAATGGTAATATTAGAGACTGCTAAGTATATAAAATATAGAGATAGATTACAAGGTGACATTTTTTATGGCTAATTATACAAATGACACAACATGGATATTAAGTGATATAACATTTATACATAATATATTACTTAATACAACATATAACAAATCAAATCACAATATTAATGATTGTTTATTATGGAAAGGAAAAACAAACAGCACAGGTTACCCTGAAGTAGTAATTAGTAAAGTAGTTTATAAAGTTCATCGGCTAGTTTATCAAGCTTATAACCCTGATGATAATATTAACGATATGCCAATACACCACAAATGTGGTAATAGGTTATGCGTTAATAGATATCATCTACAAAAAGTAACACATGCACAAAACGTAGCTGAGATGAATGCTCGGTTATGGTATGAAAAGGAAATCAAGAGGCTATCAGATATAGTTTCAAGATGTAGTAAATGTAACTCTATTAATAATAGACAAACTAATAGAATTACGGATAATATAAAGGAAAGGAAAATTAAACCATGAATATATTATATCCAGCACACTATGTAAAAACCAATGCAAAAGAAGTAACTGATCCTGTAACAAATCAGACAGTAACTTATTTAAGTTTTGTCGTAGCCGACAAAAACGCTCCTTATCTGTGGGCGTATTCAACAGATATAACGGAATTCCCTCAACCTAATACTGATGTCGTTTTTGAAGCAACAGTAAGAGCAAAGAAAAATAAAGAGGGATACCCTACATTGTCAGTAAGAGTAAAATCCATAAAGGCAGTGTAAATATGAAGCGGTTATTAGGTGTTATTGGTGTTTTTTCTTTTCTGACAATAACACCTATAACTGCATACTCAAATGAAGTAACAAATATATGTCAAGATCAATATGGATATAACAATCAGTGTCCTGTATGGGTAGCATTTGACAATGCTGAACCTTTTTTATCTTATGCCGTTTCTTTAATAGATGACAGACAATTTGCAATATTAACAACAATTTTATTATTTATATTTATAATTTTATCAGCAGATTTTGTTGTAAAATACTCACGACCTTTTTATTTATATAGAGAGGGTAGAAAATGATAGAGATTTTTTTAGTTCAATTAATTGCAGTTTTAATTTTAGTTAAAGTTATTAGAGGTATATGGGCTTATTTGGCGGTGCTAATATAATGTTTGCAGAGATACCTTTTGAAATAGATTATACACCTTACATTGAAGCTATAACACTTGCTCTTGTAGTAGGTGTATTATTAGGAGTTTTCTTGTCATTAATGAATATGGCAGGGAATAGAGATTAAAAAGGGAGGTGAATTATGAACTTAGAAACAACCTTGACTGAGGTAGCAACTAGCGTCGGTGGTGCATTAGTAGGAGCAGTTACAACTGCAATCCCTGTTATTGTTCCTTTTGCAGCAGTATTGTTTGCTATCCGCTATGTAGTCGGTAAAATCGGACTTAGAGCATAGTAATAAAATAAAGGGGCATAGTAGAGAGGAGATTAAACATGTTTCGTAATATATTACAAAAGCACAATAAGTCGCTTTGCTATGCCCTTTTAACATTAATATT